AGTTAACCACAGCATCTGGCGACGCTGTAGGCTTTCAATCTGTTCTTCAATACGCTTGTTGGCATCTTGCACTGCTTTGATGTTGGCTTCTTCCTGTTGGATGGCGTCCCTTGTGGCCTTACTTTGCTCTTTGAGTGCTTCTGCTTTCTCACTCAATAAGGTAATACCTAGCAGTTGTTCAATAATCGTTCTTTGATCGTTGGGCTTCAGCGCAAGAAATGGTTCAGTATAGGTGTTCAATGCTACAATATGTTTAAACATATCATGACTCATGCCTAATAGACGTTCAATCTCCTGCTGTGTTTCACGACTATCACCTTGGCTGTTGTCGTCTTTGACTTCTTGCTCTTGATCACCTATGTAGAATTTTAATACATTAGGTTTACGACCACGTTCAATCTTATAGTCAACGCCATTGACTTCAAAATCGATAGTAACCAACATGCTTTTTTGATTAGTCTTATTAACCAGATTGTCTTTACGTATGTTAGTTAATGCTTGTCCATATAATGCATAGCTTAAGGCGTTGATGATAGTGGTCTTACCTGTACCATTACGTGCACCTGTATCATCACCACCTAAGTCAATGTTTTCACCTAGGACCAATGTAAGGTCTTTGCGATCAAAATCCACAGCCTGGGTACTATTACCCACGCTCATGAAGTTCTTAACTGTGAGATATTTTATACGGAACAAATTATAGATGCCTATAGATATCAAGTAATAAGTTTGGATCATAATGATCGCTGTTGATGTTGGTGATCTGATTGGTCACGATGGTGTCAATACTTTCAAACTGTATATTGCCCAGCATGATATCACTGCCCACAGTGGTATCTTTGACTGGTAATAGAGTCAATTCACGCAGACTGTATGTGCCTACAAAAGTTTCTTTGATAAAGGTAGCTTCTTCATAGCTGATGTCAATGTCGAGATTGACACGGCAGTGCATATTTGGTAACAGCAATGCTTCTGGAGTTTTGAGTATGTCACTTAAATTGTACACACGATACTTAGGCTGTCCTGGCCAACTGCGATATTCTACAGGCTCACCCCAAGCGATGATGGCCATACCACGATCATCATCACCAGCATCTGCATAATTATGTGGAAAACAATTACCAATATAGGTAATGTTACTGCGTGTCTGGCGTTTATGGAAGTGTCCTGTGAACACCTGCTCTACCCCACCAAATGCTTCTGTTTTGATCTCACCAGTATCAGGCATGGCTACCATGGCATTCATATAAAAGTGCGGTAGTTCTAGATGCCCAAACATGTATTTGGCTTCGATCTTGTGCACCTTCTTATGATCATCACCTACCAACCAAGGCACGATACTGACATCACCTTCTTTGTAAAAATCATTGATAATTTCAATGTTGGGAATATGTCGTGCCCATTCTGCTGATTGTATATCACGCTTGTCACGATAGTATAAATCGTGATTGCCTGGAATAAAGAACACACGATCAAATGCTTTGCCTAATAACTCTAAGGCAGTAAGACTATAATTCAGCGTGACTATGTTGATGGCTGCACGATTATTATGATAATCACCAGTAAAGAAACATGTCTCGCATCCTTCAGCTTTGGCGGTTTCGATGAACCACTTTACAAAATTTAAGCAGTCTTCGTTGTGCTGGGTGCTATTACTTTTTAATCCAAGATGGATATCTGTGAATACTGCGGCTTTTTTAAATAAATTACTCATTTGTTCCTGCAATCAATTAGTGGGTCTCTTAATTTTACTATCTTATACCCCTTGAAGTCAACTTTTTTAGCACATATTTTTAAGCCATATTTAATATTAAGTTTTAAGTCTTTTTCTGCGGCACCAATTGATTGGTAAACCCGCACTTCGTTTGTTGGTAATGTTACCTGTACCATGATACTGTATTTTGAATGTTGTTCTTTTTCTTTTTCAGTAAAACCAGTCTTTGCTATTCTATCCAATCTGGTTTGTATTTTTTTCTTATAAGATTGTTTTTCAGCTTTGCTTAACCCATGGTCAGCATGTTTTCTTTTTAATGTCTCTGCTCTTTTGATGATATGTTCTTCTTTTATATACCCAAACCCACCTGCGGCATCATTATTAAGATTATAATACAGAGGATTATCTTTTATATTTGGTATGGAGTCAAGCCATTTCTTTTCTGTTTTTAACACTAACTTTTTATTATTTTTAGTAACATATTCTAATACTCGCATGGTAAAATCTTGTGGAGCATTCTTATAAGCTACCATAAAATCTTTTCCTGAACCCGTATAATAGTCGTCTACAGCACCATAATGAGACCCTATGTATTTCATGTCATTTTTAATGTTAGTCCATTCATAAACATAACCGTAATAATCTTTTTTGTATTTCATTTCTGCCAATCTCCTATAAAGTATTTATTACTAGGCGACTGGCAGATATAATATCTTTTAACTATTCTTCGTAATGTCCACCACCAGCACCCCAATCACCTTGGCGAGTGTAACTAGGACTGTAGTTGTTCATTTCTAAGATATCATCACGGATATTTTGGTTACGCTTTTCAATGTTTAGAACACGTGTAAAGCTATTTGTGATAGCCGCTGTGTAATAGGCAAATGGGTTTTGCGACTTAGCCTCATCAAACTGTAGGCCAATTTGACTTAACTGTAACAATGCCTGGCTACGCATTTCATCATTGTAGGTATAACCACGCCAGTTACTGCGAGTAGCATAGCGTTCACATAATTTAATAAACATGTGTGCTAGTTTAGCAGTCATGGTGCCGTGATCTTTTGAGAATTTACCTTTTTCTAAACCACCTTTCCAATGGCTTTTACCAACACATACTGGATTGCCTTCTTCATCTACTTTGTAATGCTGGAAAGGAGGAAAGTTGACTTTGGTATATTTTGTAGCACCTTTGACTACTACTGGTTCGTCGTATTCAGTTTCAAAATTATCTTCGTCAGCATCGTATTCTTCCTGTGCTTTAAGGTCAGCTTTTTTCTGCTTGGCCTCGTCAATGGGTATATGTTCCCAAGTCATCACACGGAAAACCACATCAGTTTGTGGAATATCTTTGGCGGGAACCAGGAATTCATCTAATTTCTTTTTATTTCCTAGTAGTAGTTCTGCTTCTTGTGCTTCTTTAGCCAGACGTTCTGCACGCATTTTACGTGCTTCTTGTATAGCTTTCTTAGTAATCTTGTCAACTCCTGTGACAATCATATCGTAACTCTTGACAGAATCGTCAATGAAACTACAATATGTCAGCTTACTTTTAGCGATTTCCTTTAATATATCTTTATTGTTTAAGTAGTTCACGCGACGGGTCATTTATTTTTCCTCTTAATTTTTTATTTGCTTCTTTTCTTTTCTTCCCAGCAATACGATTAGCCTCAGCGATAGCTTTAGCACCTTCTAGACTTCTATTTTTTGCGGCAACACTTGCCTTTATCCTAAATTCTTCACTTGAAAGAAATTCTCTACGGGCAGTTGCTTCCTCAACCCCAAATATTTCTTCCCAAGATTTACCTTTTTTAGCAGCAGATTGTTTCTGTTTTGCTGCTAAAGTTCGTTTCTTGCCAGTATTAGCTTCACTTATTTTTCTTTTTGTTTCTTCACTACACGGTGTTCGTATTCTATTTTTTGCAGCTATGGATCGTTTCAATCTAGTTTCAGCTGACTCGTTTCTTTTAGCATACGCTAATTTTTTTCTAATGTCAACACTTGGATTACTAATTCCTTCGCCACCATCTGTTCTATTATGCAAAATACCAGTGCCTAAATCCTTACGTCCGTATTCTGCAATTAATTTCTTTTCTAAATCGTGTGCTTGTTGTTCAGTTAAGTTTTGTTCAATAAAAATAATATTTGATTGATTTTTTGGAACAGGAGCAAAATGTTTTACATAAGCTCTGTTACCGGTGCCTTTGCCTATGTAATATGGGGTGCCTGTTTTGCCTGTGATTGAGTCTTTGTTTCTGAGATAGGCGTAAACATAAAATTCTGACATAAAATACCTTTTATATTATTTATGTCTGTATTAAGATAATTCACCTTTCTCATGGTTTAGGGTTCCTTTTAAACTACTACTATTATAATACCTATAAATACATAAAAGCAAGAGGTATTTTAAAAATGGCATCATTCATGGATCAAGTGGTATCAAATCAACTCACCAGCGGTGATGCGGCCGCTTCTGCCACTGCTGGCAGTGGTGGTAGTGTATTTGATCTATTAAAAACAGGCGTAAGCAGGCTAGCTGGCACGGGATTAAATGTAGGTGGCATACCAGGTTTACCAAAAAGTATTCCTAACATTGGTACACAGAGCCTAAATCAACAGGGCGGAGCGACTGCACCAGCAGAAGACGACTGGCGTGTGCGTGTGAGCTTGGCCCCAGGTGCTTATATACTCTATCAAGACGTTGGACTAGCGACAAATTCATTGATGTATCCTTTGGTAGAAACCAACGGAGTCATTTGGCCCTATACTCCACAGATTTCAGTAACACATAATGCTAACTATGCGACAGCACAGCTTACACATAGTAATTATCCCGCACACTTCTACAACTATTCAGAAGTGGCAGACATACAGATTTCAGGTGAGTTCACTGTACAAACACCAGAAGACGGACAATACCTAATGGCAGCAGTGTACTTTTTCCGTTCAGCAACCAAAATGTTCTTTGGCAGTGGTGCTAACGTAGGCAATCCTCCGCCAATAGTATTCTTAGATGGTTATGGCAGTCACTACTTCCCACACGTACCTTGTGTGATCACAGCATTCAATCACGTGTTGCCAAACGAAGCTGACTACTTGTCTGTGCCTATCAGCACCACATCATTGGAAGACAGTGGCGCTACCACACAGACTCCAGCTACACCAAACAGCTATGTACAAGATGCTACCAATGTGCCTAGCTTGTTGCAATCTAGCACACAGGCTACTACAGATGGAACCAAAGCCATCGTAGCCGCTGGCAATACACTGAAA